CCTATCGAATTTAAACTTGAGGCGTTTTAGATGTATTTAGAGTTTAAAAAATCAAAGAAAATTTTGAATATTGATAATAATGCTAAGACTGTAAAAGGCCAAAATTTTGGATATATGACAGCCATTTTTTACGGTGCGTCTGGTTCACAATCTGGATTTAATGTCTGTTCTCAAGCAAGTCCAGGATGCTTAAAATCTTGTTTATATAGTGCAGGGCATGGCGCATTTAATAACGTACAGCAAGGTCGAATAAACAAAACCAGGTGGTATATTCAAGAGAGAGAAAGCTTTTTAATTCAACTTAGAAAAGAAATAAAAGCTTTTTTAATTAAAGCTGAGAATAAAAAATTAATCCCTTGCGTAAGATTGAACGGAACTTCAGATATATTTTGGGAAACTACAGGAATATTTGAAGAATTTCCAAGCGTACAATTTTACGATTATACCAAGGTTTATAAAAGAATTTTAAAACATGTGAATGGCCAAATGCCGTCCAATTATCATCTAACTTACAGCCTAACGGAGGATAATAAAGACGAAGCTATGAACGTTTTAAAACTTGGTGGCAATATTGCTGCCGTTTTTAGATCTAATCTACCTAAAACTTTTAAAGGGTTTAAGGTTATAAATGCAGACGAGAGCGATTTAAGATTTTTAGACGGTAATAATATCATTGCCGGATTAAAAGCAAAAGGAAAAGCAAAAACGGATTATTCTGGATTTGTCTTAGAAAGTGAGGAATAAATGAAAAAGAAAAAAATAGATATTCAAGATATATTAGACGTTGCCAATATATTACAGCGTGATCAATTAACAGTTAGAGATTTATTAGAGGTTATGCAAATAAAAACAAAACGAGCTATACCTTCAAATATGACTGATGATGATTTAAATTATTGGTGGTCATCAAGTAAAGGCGTTAATATTCCAATCCTAGATATGGATTTAAACTATATGATAAATGCCTTTTCAAAATCTTTAAATTGGCGTGAAGTATACAAAGAACAAAATAAACTAAGCACAAAAGAAGTTATAGCAAGCGTCAAAAGTTTTGTTGAGCACTTAGAAAGCGTCAATGATAGATAAAAAAATAATAGAAGAGCTCCGGGCTGCTAATGTGGCCCGATATACCCTGGAAATTTTTGAAAATAACGAGAGCATTGAATCTATAACCTATAAGGCACAAGCCTCAAGCAGCAAGCAAGAAGTCTCAAGCAACAAGCAAGAAGTCTCAAGCACAACACATCCAGATTTATTACCCAATCATGGACCTGAGTATTATACATCAAGGTTCAGGCGTAAAAAAGTATTGAAAAAATAAAATTTACTTGTTATTACTTCCCATATGGGATTACCAAAATTATTAACAGAACAACAAAAGAAATTTTCTGAGTTATTAGTATTTAATGAAGGTCGCATGTCACCTACAGAATGTGCGTATGAGGCAGGATATGCAGAGGGCTCATGCCATGTAAGAGCATCAGAACTAAGAAATGCAAATAAATTTCCATTGGTTGTTAGATACATAAATAACCTTAGATCTGAAATGCAAAAGAAATATGAGATTACTTATGAGAAACATATAACAGAATTAGCAAGGATCAGGCAAGAAGCTATTGAAGCAAAATCTTGGTCTGCTGCCGTTAATGCAGAGGTCGCAAGAGGTAAAGCTGCTGGATTATATATAGAACAAAAGATAATCAAGCATGGTAAATTAGAAGATCTTACAGAAAAAGAACTAGAACAAAGAATGCAAACTATTATAGAAGAAAATAAAGTACTTCTTCAAGACGGAGACTTTGAAGATATGAAAGATAAAGTTAAAAAACCTAGAACTCTCAAGCTAGTAGAGCCTTTAGAAGAAGCTACAGATTAGATATTTCTTCTTGTTGTGTTAGGGAAACGACCGTCTGTTTTAAAGCTTGTATAAGCAAACAACCAATCACTACCATACTCAGCCTTACAAAATTCTTTTATTCCGTCTGGTTCTTTCTTAGTATTAAATATATTTAATAGATATTCTTTCGATTTATTAGTTAAGTTAAACATAATCAAATGTTTATTTGAATTTAAAAAATTAAAAAGTGTTAGATTAACACAACAGATATGTCTACTTTAAATTTAAGTGCTCTATTCTTAAAACAACACCCAAAGGAATTACTTGAGATCTACCAAATAAATCATCTTGATCGAAATCATCTTTGTCTGCTGATATTGTTATTGTATTATTATCTTTCTTAATTAAATATCCTAGTGAAGATATTTGACAAGGTTTACTTTCTAATAGCTCCTCTTTAGTTTGCCATGTAGATAGACTACATTCATTAGTATCTAACCAAACTACTCTAACTATATCCATTTTTATCCTTCAAGGCACTCACATTCATCTATATCAAGCTTACATAGAGGGCAAGTATCTTCCATATTTTTACTATAAGGAATATTAGACCCCCTTCAAGTTTAAATATAAAAATAAAAAATTAGATTGCCATACGGCTAATGAGTTTGAGATTTACCAGTGCTTACCACTACTCTGGTAAGCCTTTTTGACTGTTTTAACCTTATTTATCAACCATTCTAGCCATTTACCACCATTACCGCACCCTACCCTAGTAAAAATATTTTTTTACACATAGGGGGTCTAATATTCCTTATAGGTATTCTTCTAATAATCCGGCCTCGACACACGTAAATTGAAGCTTTACGTCAATTAAATCAAGCATTTCTCCACGAACCACGCTGAAATATTGGTTACAATCTTCATAACTATCGTGAATAACCTCTGAAGCCATGCGTACACACTTCTGTTCAACGCCTTGACCTATGCAAATCCACCCTACTAAAAAAAATTTTAACAATTAATTTCTGGGAGGATATAAAATGGCCTTGTCTATCATACCACCACCCGCTTTTTTCATACTACTCATAGCATTGGTATAGATAGTTTTGACTTCTTGATCAGTCATAGCCATTAAGGACTTGAGATCTTGCTCTGATAAACCTTGCGCTAATAGATTAATCTCTTTAATCATATCAGTTTTACTTAGTTCCATGGTATTTATCTAGTCTCCTTAAAAATTCGTGCTTATAATATCTTAATTTCTCACCCTCTACAATAAATTCTTGGTAGTAGCTATCAACACTACACATCATAACAACACCTTTGTTGATCTGAGTACCATAAACATAGTCATGAGCCATAGCGTAAGCAGCTAACTGTAGAAAATAATCCTCGATCCACTCTTCTCGCTTCGGTTTGTTTGTTTGTTTGAAATCCATAATAGCATCTTGGCCCTCGTGTATTCCCACTAAATCAGCAGAACCTGCGTAAAGACCGGGATAATGCATGACAGCCTCAATACCATAAACAGAATCTACCTTCGATAAACCTTTTCTAATAATAATATCAGCCATAACTCCTGCTCTTTTTCCGATAGAGCTCAAGTCCACATGTTTATTACCTTTGATATATTCTTCTAGAATATGATGCATTACACTACCTCTAGTGGAGGCAGAGTTCTTAATTTTCTCTGCTTCTTGTTCCCCTACTCTCTTCTTCCATTCCTTTAAAAAAGTTTTATCTTTCGTCTCACCTAGTATTGTTGTAACACTCGGAAGTTTTTCTTCACCCACNGCNTAATGCCTATGACCTAAGATAGCTTCTCGAATAGTTTTTGGATAGATGAATTTACTGTTTATCGCAATCGACATATTTTAATCTTACTCCCATTTCTTTCTGTTTCTTATTCAGTAATCTATTAATCCGACTTCCTTTTCTTTTCCCGGTCGTTCGAATAGAATTACATTTAGAGTCTATTAACTGACATCTCCCCTGGTCATCAACAACAACTAAATCAAAGGGACATTGAGGGTCAACCGATAAGGCAACCCAATATCCCTTTTTCATGTATTCAATAGCCACGGTCAACTCACCTAGAGCTCCCTTTGCGGATTTTTTAACCACGACCTTTTTCTCTTTGTTTAACTGACCAAACAATATATTCCCTTAATTCTTTTTTCGCAGCTGGAGTATATCGTAGTTCTGCGTAACTTCTTATCTTTTTTTCTATCTAATTACACGTTGAACAATGTCTAAAAATAAATTGTCTTTTTCTTTTTGACTTAATTTAGTCCAAACCTTTAATATTTTCTCTTCTTCTGCACTTAGATTTTCTTTTTTAAGTTGTGGCATTCTATTCTCCCATACTCGGTCCGTGAGGAATTTTTTCCCACCATTTATCGTCTTGTGTCTTTGGATCAATAAGAGGTATCTTTGTCCAATTATATCTTTCTTTTAATATCTTAATAATGTGATCGTATTTATATTTCATTCGTTACTCTCTTTCTATTTTCATTTGAAGAAATAATTCAATTAATAAAATTGAAGCTTTTAAATTTTTAACATGTTTATTTTTACAATAATTAAGAAGATCTTTTATTGACTTTATTACTTCCTCTTCTTCTAACCATATTAATTTTTTTCTATCTACTAAAGTAGTCATTCGTTACTCTCTTTCTGTCTGGATGATTGATTGTCCGATGTAGTAGGGGATGTGAGGGATGAGGCTGTTTCCGAGGGACTTAAGTCGGTCCACCCTGTTGGGTATCCCATGAGCCACTCGACCCACGTTGGGTTCAACGTCCCACCACCCTTCTTCTCTTTCACTGCCATGGTTAAACCAACTTGTTTTCCCATTGCTATTCGTCTCTGTATTGCTGGATCCGATAGGTTTCCCCGGTCCCTGTTGTCTGATGCGTTCGGAGTTGGCCACATTTGAGTTGCTTGACGTAGAGAGAAATGAAGATTGACTCCTTCTTCCTTCTTCTTCTTTGCTCTTGCTTCCCATTTTTCCTGTGGCTCTGGAGGATTTGAGTCCCTCGCTCCTGGTGTTGGCCACATCTTCACTGCTCCTGCTAACTTTCCCTTCTTCGCTATCTTCTCGTAGTTCGTGTTCTCTCCTGTGTCTTTCCAATCTCTCGCTGCTG